GGCTCGCCTGGTGTGTAGTACTCAAGAATTAATTGATCAAACATTAGATTTTCTTTAATCCAATCACTAACTTCATTGTTATCAACAGAAAAGATTTCAAAATCCGCCGCCTGCCCCTTGCAATGTTGTGATTTTTCCGAGCTGCCTATTTTACGCGACAAAATTTCATTACGATAGCCGCTGGAAATGGTTACTACCTTGTTAAAATGGTCTCTAATGGGCTGTAGGACCCTCTCACAGAGCAATCTTAGGTTTTCCGTCTCTGCTTCCGAGGGGTTATTATCTAGCCCCATTCGTTCTGCTGTTTGAGATTTAGTTAGTTCTGCTAGACTGAAGTTCTTTGATAATTTCATTTTTGTCTCCTTTTCTACTATATAATTTTTTACTATTAATAATAGTTTGTTTAAATATCTTGTTTTTTAATGATTTTGCAATTGGATTCCTTTTATTCAAGGATGAGTTTTTTGATTGAGAGTGAGCCATCTATGTTTTCCTCCAGTTCCGCTTTGGATTTTATACATTTATATTGAATAGATTTTCCTTTAGATGTTCTTTCTGCCACACGTTTACCTTTGAGGCATTCGCTTAAAGTAGGTTGAATTCTATGTTCTTTAATCTCGTGGTTAATTATCATAAGTAGGGCAAAAATTGTCTCTATCATTTTACGTATCCATTTTGTACTTTTAAAGTTCTATGTTCTTCTTGAACTTTTTCAAGAGTTGTTTGTAGCTTTTCTAGTTGTTTTTGTAAGAACTCAATATTAACTTTATTGTGCATACCTTCTTCGATTTGCTTTTGTATTTGTTCTATTTGACCTGACATATGTTCTATTAACATAAATTGTTCTGAATCTGCCGGAAGCGATCCTAATTCTCCACGAGGCCACTTGATTCTAAATTCATTATTTTTTTCTATATCACCAGAAAGTCTTTCTTGTACTTGTTCTAAATCTTTTTCTAAAAGTGTGCCTTTAGTTTCTAAATTATTTAATCGTTCTACAACTCCAAAATAAGACCAAACACCTAAACCAACTGCTGCCACAATCGACAGTAGATTACGCATAGGCATAGAAATTGCTGTGTTATCTGAAATTTTCATTTTCTTACAATATGTTTTCTTAGTGCTCTAACTAATCTTTCAATATTGTCAATAATATCAATAAGCGTTTTATCTTTAATAAACTGTTGATCACGTTTTAATTCATCATACTCTCTTAAAGGAATAGTTACAGTTCTTCTAGAAGAAACCTCATCTTCATAGCTGGCATCAACTGCCGTCTGTTTATCCTCACAATCACTTGTCATTGACAGCTTTCGCATTCTCCAGTGTCATCAATCACTAGACCACCTTCGTTTTCGTCATTTTTATCTTCAGCTTTAGTTTCACATTCACATTTTTTACAGGCGCACAGCCCATATGCATCTGAATGTAATTCTTCCTTACAGTGGCAGTCGTGATGACATTTTTCACATTTAGTCATCTTTTTTTTCTTTTCCTTCTGGAAGTCCACTTTTTAACCAGTTATAAAACTTCCTAAATGGCCAACAAATAAATTTGATAATTTTTTTAATCATCTTTTGTCTCCTTAATATCATAGAAGAATCTATCTGAATCTTCTGTTTTCCATTTACGTTTATCTTCAACGTTCCAATCCGAGGTTTGCACTTTCCAATCCCACGGAACTTCGTCTTTAACAGTAAAAGAAGGAATATTCCATATAATTCTATTATTGGGTTGTGCTGCATAATTACCATTATCTAATGCTAATATATGAGCGCACTTATGTTCGTGCGATATTTCAGAATGATCTGTATCGACTATATTACTTTCTGGATGGGCCCAGTCAACAGTAAAAAGATATTTACCTGCGTGCCATTTCTTGTCTTTTCCCCAATATTTTCCAGCTTGTGCGTCTAAGATATCGAAAGAAGTGACAGTAGGATAATAGCTAAAACAATTCCATAGCTCCAGCTCATCAAGTCTATATTCAGGAACTTCTTCTGGTTTAAACCCCGGCTGAATGAACGCAGAGATTGGCAGACGGTAGAAGACCGCACCTTGTTCCATAATTGCGTGGAACAAAATCGGACGACCAGTAATCGAAGCCAGCCCGAAGATAATACAATCTTCAACTTCGCCATGATGAGTTTTAAGATCATGAAGATATTCTCTCCTGATCTGCGCGTAGGTTGCAGGTGTGTTTACATTCAGGTAAGCCATTTAACATGACTTATTTTGTAGCTAGTTCGTAAAGTATGATAATAGCAACTATAACTATAACTGTAGTTTTTTTATTATTTATTGCTAAGTTCCATATTCTTTTAACTTCTTGTTTTACTTTTTCCATAGTGTCCTCCTATTTTTTTATTGTACCCCAATTTTCCCCTCTTTTATACGTAACTTTGTTAGTAATTTTAAGAGGAATAGAGGTCTCCATTATTTTCTTTACAACTAAAGCCTCCTTATCATTTTTTATGGAAATACACAACTCATCATGTATTTGTATTTGAGGTAAAATTCCTTTTTCATATAAATTTACCATTGCTTTTTTAGTCATATCAGCCGCACTCCCTTGGATTAGTCTATTTAAAGCTTTGTAGGTAAATGCAGGTTTGTAATGTTTATCAAAGTTCTTCATATAATCTTTAGGTATTTTACCGTCTTTATATGTGTCAACTACGGCTGCTTTAAATTCTTTTTTTGCTCCTTCTTTCGTGAGTATAGGTACGGGGTCATATCTATTAGTTGTATTATTCCATTCTCTATCTCGTGTCTCCCATTTATTAAATCTACAAAACCTATCTTCTAAGGTGAATAATAGTTTATGCTCTTCTGCAAATTGAATTAAGTCTTGAGATAGTCGTCTTACAAAAGGTGCTTTAGCATGGTAAGTATTAAATAATTTAGTAGCTGCTTCTCTGTCTAACTCTAATTCTTTTTGTAATTTCATTTTTCCCATACCATAGAAAAGCCCTAAGTTAATAGTCTTGGCCGTGATCCGTGGTATGTTAGCCATGTCTGCTACAGTTTGGTGAAAGTCCACGTCTTTTTCTTTATAAGCCTCTTCAATTGTTTTTAAACTTTCTATTAAATTTAATGGGATTTCTGTTTCGTTGGAATCTATATAAGTTTTTAATGCGTAATGAACAACGAGTCGTGGTTCCTGTTGAGAATAGTCAAAGCTCCCCCACGTACAACCTTCATCAGGAATAAATAATTCTCTCATTCGTTTACCATAGTATCCTTTAGCAGGAATTTGTTGTAGGTTTGGATTACTCATTGAAAATCTGCCTGTAACCGTTCCTCCTTGATCGGATCTAATTTGATTTATATCTGCATGGATTCTTCCATTATGTACGAAACCTAATAGACCTTCAACAAATGTATTTTTAACTTTGTCACACTCTCTTGCTATTACAATCATACGTAAGAAACGATTCTTGTGAGTCTTAAGATAATCTTTTGGAAGTTGAGGTAATCCAGACTTGGGTGTTTTCTTATAATCTGTAATTTCTTGGTTATCTAATAATTTTTTAATAGAAGAAGCAGCCCAGATTTGTACATCGACACTTGTTCGATCTTTTATTAATTTAATTAGATTAACTCTACGTTTGTCTAACCATTTTCCAAAAATCTTAGCTTTTTCGACATCTATTTTAACTCCTTTGAATTTCATGTCAACCAAACAAGGAAACAATTTTGTTTCTAATTCAAAAATTTTTCTACAAGTTTTTTCTTCAACGAGGTTGCCTTCTTCGTTGTATTTAGTATATAATACTTCGTCCAAATGTTTTGTGTCAAATAATTCCCACAGTTTTAAAGTTAAGTTTACATCTTGTTCTGCGTAATCTTTTACTAAATGATAAGGGAGCTTGTGCATGTTAGTCATTGGATCTTTTATTGTTCCATTAGACCAGTCTAAAACTTTAGTTGCTAAATCGTATTTATATTTAGTTTCGTTTAAATAATCTTTACTAATAGAATCTAATGAATATCTCATTCTTGTTTCATCAATTACAGAAGTTGCTATCATTGTGTCGAGTAATGGTCCTCGCGGCATCTCTCCAGTTGCCGATCTAATCCAACATACGTCGTACATGGCATTGTGAAAAACCTTACGTAAACCCTTGTTTTTAAACACTTTTTCGTTCAAATAGTTCCATGTTTCTTTAGTGTTTAAATTATCTGTCATGTTATGTGCAATAGGAAAATATAAAGTTTGGTTCTTTGTAGCTATAGCTATGCCACAAACAAAACCATCTTTTCTAACTGCACCAGACCCTTTTGTTTTTAAATTAGGATCATAGGTTTCTAAGTCAACTGCAACAGTATCTATACCTTTTAAATCTAAATCACTTAACTGTGGAACAGCACACATTATTTATTTTTCTCCGGATAATCACGATCAATTGCCATTTGACAATAATGAATTGCTTTCTCTAAATCTTGTTTTTGCCCTTTTTGCTTATGACGACATAAATATTTAATCGCATTTCCTTCGGCAAAGGGTAAATTATTTTTATTTATAAATTCTGAAGGTTGAATCGTCATCGATTGATAATGATCTCCCCCTACTTGTTTTTTATATACCTCATTCATTTTTTCTCCCTAATGTTGTTTTATATTTTCCTGGGCTTTTTGCTAAAGTCCAGTAGTCAAAGATTCCTCTACTGTACGCTGTGTAGGTTAGTCTTAATTGAGTAAACCAATCTTCTCTTCGTGTTAGAGTATGGTCTACAATAACATTATCAAATGTTAGGCCCTTGACTTCATGAATATTTCCATATTTAATTTGAATGTTCTTATCAAAATCAAAACCTTTGGCTAAGACTTTTTTAATGTAAATTAATTTTTCTTTTGTAGTTTTAGAAGGAACTCTAATCAAATCAAAGTCCCTGTATTGTTTACAGTCTGGTTTTAATAATCCTTTAGTTATTAAATTATCTATGGTGTAATCTTCTTCACGCCAGCCATCAAAAATTTTAGGGTCTGCCTTACCCCTAATAATAACTTTACTCCCTATGTACTCCCAAAAATGTTTTATTTGAAGAAGTCTCATTGGTACACCTTTTACAAACTCGGGCCATAGATGATGAGCTCTTAGTTCTTTTTTAGATACATGAGCTGAATTTTTAACATATGCATACTCTAATCC